CTCCGGATATATGATTGAAGTATATCTTTTATCTGCTATTGGATCAAATAAGTTTGTTAATGTAGGGTTAGTTGCACCTCCTGACATTGCCGTGTCAGTTGTTGTAATTCCTGCAACAGTGCCAATATGTTTAATACTAATATCATTACCTTCCGTTCCACCGTTTAAAGCAGTTAAGGTAACCGTACCAGCTGTATTTGAAGCACTAACGGGGCTATCTAAATTAGCAGTAATAGCAGCCTCCAAAGCATCGCCGATTATTGTCGCTGTATCTCCACTTGTAACAGCTATTTCATATTTACCATTCTTTATTGAATCAATATAAACTGTTATAGTTCCTGAAGCTGTAGCAGTCCCAGAAAAAGCAACTGAACCAGTTGCATCAACTGCACCCCCTGCATCTGCAAGAGCGATTGCATCAACTTTTGGTTTAATTCTTGAAATTGATAATCTATCTAATAATGATCTACCAGCCTTTGCAATATGAGAATTACGGCCGAAAGCATCGTTAAATTGTGAATCACTTATTAATCCCTCCACTAATTCACCGCTTGTAGCAGCTCCGCTTATCAATTGACCAATAACTAAGATTGATCTTTCATCTACTCCTTGATTTTGTCTTGCTGATAATATATTAGCTGTTACTGATGGTTGAGTTTGTGCCATTATTTTTTATTTTTAGTTTTAATAATTTCAATGCAATTATCTATTTTAGAATCTTCTAATCTAGCTCTCCAAAATTGATCAGTAGGAATATTTTTTATATCTTCTATTTCTATAACTTGACCTACTCTTAAATTTTCTTTAACTTTTTTTAGAATTTTAATTTTCATCATAAAATAAATTATATTATAGCTTTATTGATAGCTTATATTTTGCACCCAGTCAAATAAAAAAAATTTACCTAGTATTGGCCAAGAAGTCTAAATCTATATTGGTATAAGCTCCACCTATGGATTGCAAAGGCACGCCTGGATCAAATTCTGAAGTATCTTCTACAACTACCCTACCCCTAGCGGCAAAGTCAAATCTATGTATATATTTTGCAGTGTCATATAATTCTATTGTATTCCCTACATAAACAGTCGAATTGTATTTCAAATCTAATAAAAAGCTGCTAAACTCATAATTGGCTATTGCTTTTAAAATGGGCTGTTCGTAACTTCTAGCTAAGTCTGATTGTGAACCCCCCAGAGTATTTGAAGTTGACGGAATAAATACGAATAAAGAAAATTCTTGCAAAGTGTCTAAATAAAAATCTTGATTAGAATATTTATTAGCCACTATATCAGTTGCAATAGTGCCATCTTTATATGATAATTTATCCCCTATAACAACATACATTCTAGACGCGCTTGATATATCTATAAAATGACTTTCTGCCCTTTCTGGCGTCGGTGCATTATCAATTCTACTTGCTGATGATAATTCTATATTTCCTTGTGCTGGCGTTCCTAGATTACTATTTGTTGTTGTGTAAGTGAAATTATTTGAATCTGTAACAGTTACTTGATGAAGTCTATTATAGCTGTCAAAATCTTTTAATAATAAAGTTCCAAGTGCGGTTGCATTTATTGGAGTTGTTAAAATTTTAAATGTAAAGGTAGTTGAGTTTGGCACGCTTAACAATTCAAAAAAACCGTTATAATCAGTTGGTATAGCTCCTGATATTTCTATTGACAAAGGTAGTTGAGTTGGAGCATATTTACTAGGATCAGATAATTTATGATCGGTTGCACTTGTTGCAGTCGCTATATTTCCGTCTCTAGTAATACTTGTTAAAGTGATAGGCTCTTTTGCTCCTCTTATTACAACATAATCATTAGTTGTAAGTCCGTGAGATGGGGCGTTGGCTGTTATTGTAGTTCCACTTCTTGATAATGAATTTACACTTATTATAGTTGAAAAATCATCAGTATAAAGAGGTAAAACTTGTTTTAATCTATCTACTACTTCTTGCCCTTGCATAATTATTTATAATTTAAGTCTTTTTAACTTTTATTTTAAGCTTCCTCATTCCTCTATTAATTTCTTTAGTAATATTAGAATTAATTTGATTTCTTAGCTTTCTGACTGTTTTTCTTAGTGGTCTATTTCTATTTTCTAAATATTTTGCATAATCTTCTGCTTTTCCATTGCCACCAGAGCCAAACTCCATTTTTGAAGAGCCTAAGACCTTAAAACCAATAGAATTTCTATAATCCCCACTTATTACCGCTGGTAGTTCGTTTGGCGTTGAAGCTTGATGCTTTCTAGGTTTTTTAAGCAATCTACCACCTAAACCCCTGTATATTGTATAAATCCTGCCTGAACGCCCTTTTTTTGTCATATTCTTTTTAAGATCTGATTCAAGCATTTTACCACTAATATATAAACCTCTTCGCATTTGCCTTTCTGTTTCTGCTGGCAATTTCATAAAAGCATCCATCGCTTTTTTACCTTCTTTACTTTCAGTAAATTTAATCATCGTAAATTAGCATTTTTAGATTGATCACCTCTTTCAACGGAAGTTAAGCGGTAATATTTATTTTCTTCATCAATATTTTCTACTGAGTCAATGCGAAATTTCTTTGAATTATACTCAATAAATATTTCTCTATCTAAATTTAAAGTTGTGTATCTGAATATAAATTGATGAGTTATTGACTGGCTAACATTTACGCCGTCTTGCTGGTCGTTTGTTTTAAATGTCTTAATCATAGCCCAAGTTTCTAAAATATCAGTAAAACCGACCCCGCTTTCTTGACCTGGTGCATTAGAATCAATAAAAGATGATATATGCACTTTGATTTTTTTATATAAATCACTTATGCAAATTTTATTAGCTTGTTTTGTTATTCTTTTGCAAGTCATACTACTCTAAAAAATAAACTAGGTAAAACATAGGTTCGATAAATACCTTTAGCTACGGAATCACTACCGCACCCGTCACAATCTCCTTTGTTTTCAAATAAATATGCTATATGGGTTAAAATAGCTTTTTTAAGAGTTTCTGGCACATCTTCGGCAATTGCACCATAACCAGCTATAAAAGTAATTTCTACTGCCTGCTTTCTTGTGTCTGTACTAGGATAGTTAGAACTATCATTTAGATATATAGATGAATAACTATTACTTTGAGTTGTGTAATAATTAGATGAATTAAAGACTGTTAAAACATCGTCCAAATAATACTGAATAGAAGTTATTGATTGTAGCTTGCTTTTTCTTATTTCAAGACCTACACAATCATTAGGAAAACAATCTAAAAATCCTGTGTAAGTTTTATTAATAAAATCCCTTCCCGTTATTCTTTCACCAATATCAGTTGCAGTTGCTATTAATTGAGTAATTTCTGCATCTTGATCAGATCCACTAATTTTTAAATAGTCTTTAGCTTCTTGTAAAGTAATTGGAAAACTGGCGGCAGGAGTTATAAGAATATAATCTTTAACTATAACATTGTTATTATTTTTTTTATAAAACATTATTACTTTATATTGCTTATTATTTTTTACTTTTCTTTTTAGTGAAAGATTTATTTTCAATATTTGTAATTGCTTTATTATCTAACTTTTGGATAGATTTTTTTTCTACTAGCTTCTCGCCCCATCCTTGAGATATAAATACATTTGCTAAATCATCATAAATCTCATATGTTTCTCCTTTTTTATATTCTTTTGAAAAACAGCCTGACTCATCTTTTGATGCTATTGTTGTTTTTAATACTTTGATCAACATAGTTCTTTTATTTAAGTTGAGGTAGGCGATTAAACCTACCCCGTAATAATTAAGCTACTGGAGCTTTGATTGGATCGCCTAAAACAGCAACAGAGTCTAAAGTAGCACCTGTTGTAGTTGAAGTTGAAACATAACTAAGTCTTACATAGCGCTTTTTACCGATATAACCGATTTTAGAAACACTATTAGCAGATAAAGCGGCATCAGCTTCAGTTCCGATTAAGAAAGTATCAGTAACAGCAGCCGCATCTGATAAGCCAGAATCTTCACCATCTTCAATTAATGGTGTGTAAGTACCATCAGTGTAATTTGAAGCTCTATTTAAAAAGCTAAGAGATTCGAAACCTTTGGTATCGATGATTTCACCTGGAGTCGTGGTATTAGTAGCAATAGTGGCAGGAGTAAGCCCGTTCAAATTGCTAACATTATTTTTTGAGTCTATACTTGACATAATAAATAAATTTAAAAATTAATTAAACAGAACATTTTAACTTAATAAAAGCTTCCGGTAAAACCACTTTACCAGCAAATCTCTGATAGAAAGTTAATTCAATAATTCCCTCTCTTTTTCTAGTAAATTCATCACGAATTATAGTCATTCCGATTCTGTTACCAATTTTGTAACCTCTTCTAAAATCACCATAAATCACAGGGAAGGTGTTAGCACCGATATTAGCTAAATCTGCAATTTCAACATAAGAAACACCATTGATAGAGTTTGGAATACCAGCACCTAAGTTACCAGCTCTCCAAATATAAGCACCAGAACCATCTTTAAGAGTACGAGTAAATGCAATAGTTTTTCTATTCATACCATAAATAGGGTCATAACCAGTTTTTAACTCTCCTGTTAACTTGATTAAGTTATCAAAATCAAAAGTAGAGGCAGAACCTGAGTTAATTTCTGCAACATCGGCATTGGTCATGATACCCTCGCAGTTATTACCAGAAGCAGAACCGTTGACAAATTGCGAACCTCTTAATTGAGCCATAGCTTCAGCTACATCAGTTGATATCTCATTAAAAACATTATAAGAAGAGTCTTGTAATTCTTCTACAGTAGTTTCAACAGTTACTTGACCTTTTTTAGCAACTAGCATTTCTTTACCATAAGTAGAGTTACTAGAAGTATCTTGTTGAGCTTCACCTACCATACCAACAGAAACTAAAGCAGTTCTTGCAGGGGTTGAAGAAGTCTTAGAACCCATTGTCACAACTCTTGCAACCGATTCAATTGGAGATATTTCAGTAATCTTTTTAATGATCTCACCCTCTAACGGATCAGGAACTAAATAACCACCATCAGCATCATTGTCAGTTCTTAATAACTTAAATTCAGCAGCTTCCATAGATTTATCGCCTTTTCTAAGCATTGAGTCAAAAGCCTTTAACTCTTCATTAACTTGAGCCTTAGAATCACCTGATAAGTTAGGGGCTTTAACTTGAGCCACTAAAGCATCATATTTAGCCTCCATTTCTTCACGAGCAGATTTCTCTTCTTGAAGTTTTTTTGTTATTTCTTGGTTTTTTTTCTCTTGAAGATCTAAAAAGTTATTACATTTTTCAATCTTAGCAAGATCAAGTGCGTCTAATTTTTCAGCACCCTTTTCATGAGTATTTCTTAATTCCTTTAAAGAACTATAAACATCATTTAATGATATGTCTGGCATTTTAATTATTATTTAATTTAGTAAACTTTTGAGTCAAGCCTTTTAACTCATTGTTAATTTGTTTTAATGTTTCAGCATCACGCTGTTTTTTAAGCTCCTCAGCATCACGCTGTAAAGCCGCTTCTTTAACAATAGAAATAAGTTTTTTACTTCCATTATTAGAAAATCCTTTAGACTTTAAGAAAACCTCAACATCTTTAATTGTTTTTATTTCATCAAGAGATTTTACATCTACAACCTCCGCCAGGTCATTTGCAGGAATTGGCACTAATGAAATTTCAAATAGATCAACTCTTTTTATAGTTCTAATATCTTCATCTGGATTGTAAGTAGCTTCTTTGATTCTAAAGCCAATTGACATTTTATCTAAATCGCCAGCTTTCAATAATGCGTAAGCCTCTTTGCCTTTTTCTACCATTAAATTAATACGACCCTTAACATAAAGCCCCTTATCATCTTCTTTTAGCTCTATATAGCTACCTATTAGATTATCTGACCAGTGATTCCAAAACATTTTTATATCTTTTGGCTTCTTGTCATTTAAAGATTGTAAGAAAGCACCCCTCTCAATTATATCTTCGTGTTTATCCATATTTCCAAAAGTGGAAGCATAGCCTTCAAATAATCCGAATTGTTCATCTTGCTTGATAGAGTCTTGTTTTATTTCTAACCCTACATCAATAAACTTTTTTTCTATTTTTGTCATTATTATTTCTTGATTATAAAAATATCTATATTAACATATAGCTAATAATTACATCTTAGTCAAATAAAAAAAATTTACCTTAAACAAATGACCTCTATATCTTATAGCTTTTCTGGTAGTATTGATTTTTTAAACTTCGTATTAAGTAAGTATAATTTATATGGCGGAAGTGTCAGGCAATTTTTATTAGATAATAAATGGAATAATCCAGATCAAGTAAAATATAACTGGTCAGTAAATGGCATTCCTCAAAGAGCATGGAATATTTTGCATAAGGATTTATTAATTATTCATTTGATGGGCAGAATTAATATGAATCAATCTGATCTTAGAGTATTACAAGAGGAGTTTCAAACCTTATAAGAAGCAACACAGCGACAATTAATATTATTTTCTGGAATTTGTCCTAGTCTTGGAGCTTTTAAACTTTCTCCACCAACGAAAAAAAAATCATTAACCCCCACCTCTTGACCATCTGCAATAGCGTGATCAGTTCGTACTTTTGAATCAAGTATTGATACCCATTTTTTAGTTACTTTAATAACTGCTTGAGTAACACTAACTAGAGCAGCATCATTAATTAATTCCGCCTCTCTTGATCTTGACCAACTCTCTGCAACTCCAACATTATTATCAACTATTACTTGAGATCTGCTTTCTGCCTTATTATCTAACTCTTTTTTAATGTTACTAGCTATTATTGAATTTCTATTTCTAGTAAATATTAAATCACTTTCGCCATCTTGCCTGATCTTTTGTAAGTCATTATTATACTTAAGGGTTGCTGCTATTACTGCACTTTCTAGCATTTTGCTATTAGTATCTTCTATAAAAGCCGCTTGCTCCTCTGATTGGTTAGCTATAAATAAGGTTGCATCAGTTGCAAATTGATTATTAATAGCTTCTAGTTTTTCATCAACATTTTGATCAATTATTTCTACTGATCTTTTTAATTCTAACCCTAATAAGTTAGATTTGTATTCTGTATCAAAAAATAATCCGTGTTTTTTTTCAATATCTTTTCTTATTTGAAAACCAAACTTTTTAATTGTTGTTCTATAAATATCTCTAATCCCCTTTATGAAGTCTGGATTGTAATTACTAGCTAATTCTCTAGCTGGTAAACTTCCAGTTGCTTTATATAGATTACTGGCATCTGTTGAGATATTACGGAATATTCTTTTAATATCGGGTAGTAAGCGAGCTTCTAGTTTTCTCTTTTCTATATCTAATTGTCTTGCTGATTGTTCTGATAGATTAAGAGTTGTCATTTTCTAATGCAATTTCAATATACTTTTCAGATATATTATATAATTTTTCTAATACTTCAATCATTGTTGAATAAGAATTATTACCAGTAAAAACCATCTCACAAATATCTAATCCTCCCTCACTCTGTATTTCTGTGTTAATACAATAAGAATTATCTTGATTTTGTCTAATATCAATAATTTTATTGCTATCACTTGCAATTATAGCCGTTTCTTTAAGAGCCATTCTCTATTTCTTTAACTGCTTTAATAATCTCTTTAGCATTATAAAAAGGTTTTCCCTCATCATCTTTTAATTGTGTCATAGTGTCAATAAGTCTTTTAGAGTTAGATTCTCTATTATCTGTCGTGTTTGGATCTGTCCCAACTGGTACTAAATTCATTGGTTGATAAAATACATCTCCCTGATTACCAATGGAAAGTTCCCCAATTTTAGACCTTGCTTCATTCCTTGTTAATAATCCATTTTTATAATCTTCCCTAACTTCTATCTTCCGCCTTCTTGAAATTGCATCTATTTTACTAGGATCAAAAGTTAATTCTAAATTCTCTGAATCAGGATATCTTTTTAATACATTATTAGTTAAATGGTTATAAGTTACTTGCACCAATGGAATAATAGTATTGTCGTAAAAATTATATCTGGAGCTTTCAAGGTTATTGAAGGTAGATGAATCTTGACTAATCATTGCTAAAGGAATTTTTAAACAATTATAAATTGCTGTCATAGTGTCTTTCTTCAATCCTGCAAAATCCATATCTTTTATGTTTTGTGATAATTGGTGAACTGTAGTCTTTGAGTTTGTAATTAATGGTCTACCAGCATTACTAGATCCTTGTAATTTATTACTTATAGATTCCTCTACTTCCTCAACTTGCTCTGACTCTAACTCGCCTTCTATCGAAAATAACATACTAGGACGGCAACCATTTTTTAGTAATGAATTATTATGTTCTGATGCTCTTAGATATTGATCTATCTCTATT